CATAGCTTTAAATTTAAAAGAATATAAAGTTAAAAATAATTTAATAGATTTTAACGACATAATTTCTATGTTCATAGAAAAAAATGTTTGTCCTGAGTTTGAAGTCGTGTTTATAGATGAAGCACAAGACCTATCACCTTTACAATGGAAAATGTATGATGTCTTAGTAGAAAAATCTCAAGATGTTTATTTAGCAGGCGATGATGATCAAGCTATATTTCAGTGGGCAGGAGCTGATGTAAATAGATTTATTAACGAATCTGGTAGAGAAATATTTTTAACACAGTCACACAGAATACCATCACAAGTTCAACAAACATCAAAAACAATAATTAATAGAATACAAGGACTTAGAGTAGGTAAAAGGTATAGTCCAAAAGATGAAGAGGGTAATGTAACAACCATATCTGATATTAATCAAGTTGATACAACAAAAGGTAATTGGTTAATATTATCAAGAACTGCATCTAAATTAAAAGATATCATGAAACAATTAGAGGAACGTGGAGTTTATTATGAAACTAAAAAGGGAAAGAGTTACACAGTAAAACTTTACAAAGCAATTGTAAACTACACTAGATGGACAAAGGGAGAGAGTATTACGGAAAATGAAATGAAGGACATACAAGAATACACAGACAAGATGGATAAAAAATTAACCTGGTTTGAATCCTTTACTTTCGCACCAAAAAATCAAAAAGATTATATACGTTTAATGCTATCAAATAAAGAAAAATTATTTGAAGATGCAAGGGTAAGACTATCCACCATACACGCAGCAAAAGGGGGTGAGTCTGATAATGTAGTTTTGATTTTAGATAACGCTAGGAAGATTAGACAATCTGTGGAGAATAGTGTAAATAAGAGAGATGAGGAACATAGAGTATGGTATGTAGGTGTTACTCGTGCAAGAAAAAATCTTTACTTAATGAGAGCTAAAATAGAAAGGTACGGATATAATTTATGACGAACCCATTGTTTTTTGAAGCAGTGTTAAAAGACAAAGGTGGGGATCACTATAAAGATTATGTGATAGAACCTGCAGAATTTATTATAAAAAATAAATTAGATTTTCCAACAGGTAATGTAATAAAATATCTTTTGAGACACTCTAGAAAAGGTAAAAAGAAAGATTTAGAAAAAGCAAAACATTACATCGATATGATTATAGCTAGAGATTATAAATGAAAGTTCCTCTTTTTGTTGCACAAACCGAATGGGTAGAGCCGGAAGAGTTTCCAGATCTTAGATCTTACGACGAGATTGCGATTGACTTAGAGACTCGTGATCCTGATTTGAAGAAATTAGGTTCAGGATCGGTGATAGGAAATGGCGACGTTGTTGGAATCGCTGTTGCTGTTCCTGGTCGGAAATTTTATTTTCCGATTGCTCACGCATCAGGTCAAAATATGCATCGAAAAAAAGTCTTATCATGGTTTCAAGATATCATGTCTACAACTTCTGTCAAAATATTTCACAATGCAATGTATGATGTGTGTTGGTTACGTCAGTTAGGTATAAAAATTAATGGTTTAATAGTAGACACGATGATTGCTGCATCACTTGTGGATGAGAATCGTTTTCAATACAGTTTAAATAGTTTAGGTTGGGATTATCTTGGTTATGGTAAATCAGAAAACGCATTAATAGAAGCAGCTAAATCACGTGGTTTAGACCCAAAACAAGATCTATGGCAACTACCCGCCATGGAAGTAGGAGCATACGCAGAAAGAGATGCAGAGTTAACATTGGAACTTTGGCAAGTTATGAAAAGAGAAATTATTCATCAAGATATAGAATCTATTTTTAATTTAGAAACTGATTTATTTCCTTGTTTAGTTGACATGAGATTTAAAGGAGTTCGCGTCGATGTCGAAAGAGCTCACATACTGAAAGAACGATTGTCAAAAGAAGAAGAACAATTACTGCAAGAAGTTGAAAAAGAAACACAAATAAATGTTCAAATATGGGCCGCACGTAGCATCGCCAAAGTTTTCGACAAACTTGGATTAGATTATTCCAGAACTGAAAAAACAGAGTCACCATCTTTTACCAAAAACTTTCTTCAAGAACATAAGCATCCCATGGTTCAAAGAATAGCAAAAGCTAGAGAGATAAACAAGGCTCACACAACATTTATTGATACGATTATAAAATATGAACACAAAGGTAGAATACATGCAGATATAAATCAAATAAGATCAGATCAAGGTGGAACTGTAACAGGTAGATTTAGTTACAATAATCCAAACTTACAGCAACTACCAGCAAGGAACAAGGACCTAGGACCACTGATTAGATCTTTATTTTTACCAGAGGAGGGACATACTTGGGGATGTTTTGACTATTCACAACAAGAGCCAAGATTAGTTGTGCACTATGCATCTTTGTATAAATTTCCATCTGTTTATGAAGTTATTGAGGCATACAATAATGATATCTCAACAGACTTTCACCAGATCGTTGCAGACATGGCGCAGATACCAAGATCACAAGCTAAAACAATTAATTTAGGTTTATTCTATGGTATGGGTAAAAATAAATTACAAGCAGAGTTAGGTGTTACGAAAGAAAAGGCAGAGGAATTATTTAATCAATATCATAAAAAAGTTCCTTTTGTAAAACAGTTGATGAGTGCGGCATCTAATCGTGCACAAGACCGTGGTCAGATAAGAACTTTACTAGGACGACTATGCAGGTTTCATCTGTGGGAGCCAAATCAGTTTGGTATGCATAAAGCTATGCCTCACGAAGAGGCACTCAAGGAACACGGACCAGGAATTAAGAGAGCTTACACATACAAAGCACTAAATAAATTAATACAAGGCTCTGCAGCAGACATGACAAAAAAGTCAATGTTAGAACTTTACAAAGAAGGTATTATAGCACATATACAAATTCATGATGAATTAGATTTATCAGTTGAGTCTGAGAATCATGCTAAAAAAATTATTGAGATTATGGAAAATGCCGTTAACTTGGAAGTCCCAAACAAAGTTGACTATGAATCAGGCGAAACTTGGGGCGATATTTATGATTAACTATGGCTTATTTAAATGCAAATATACCACCAATCTATTGTCAGATAAGGAGAGAATATTTATATGATTTACAAGAACATCACGGAGAAGCTGAAGACGTTGTGGTCTTCGGTATTACAAGTATTGCAGGACGTGCCATACTATTCCACTGTATGCTGGAGAACGGTGCGTGTTATTGGAGACTGCCTATCTCAGCGTTTTTCCAAAAATCGCATGACCGAGCCAAAGTGCCGGATATGTCAGTACACGAGTTGGAACTGTGGAACTGTTTTAGTTATCATCCTAGTGTGCATTGCTTTGATTTTTTAGTAGGAGAAAAAGGAAAGTTTCGAGGCATAGACAAAAAATTTTATCATGGTGAGTATCTATTTACCATTGACTGGGCTGCTCCAGATAGTAATATACTAGATGTAGAGCACTCAGAAATACCTCAAGAACATAAGTGTGCTCATGTTCTTGCTTTAGACAACGGCAACTTTGCCGCTCAACCAAACAATAGATTAATCTGGAGTGTTCCAAGCTTCACAGTAAAGAACAACTGGCCAGACTACAAGGTACAAACAACCTATTGGAATGTTGAGAACAAAGGGCTGATTACTGAGGACTCTGACAGAATGTTTTATGAGGTAGATAAAAAAGATGAAAAAGATTAGGCAGTTTTTATTAGCAATAGTTATATCACTTGCTTTAACAAGTGATGCTAATGCTGGATCAACACAAAATAATACATCCGGATCTAACACAGCTATTGAAGGTGGATACACATCTTCTACAACTTATCAATCAGGATCAAGTTCAAGTTCAACTACAACAAACAATTCAACTTCTAACATAAGATCAGCACCACCAAGTGCTTTTGCTCCTGGTGTAAACTCATCTGGCGTTGATGTATGTAGTGTTGGAGCAAGTGCAGGAGTTCAAACTTTTGGTTTGGGTGTCTCTGGTGGTAAAACATTTAGAGATGAAAACTGTGAAAGAATAAAACTATCAAGACAATTAGATTCAATGGGTATGAAAGTAGCTGCAATATCTCTTCTCTGCCAAGATCCACGTGTGTTTGAAGCAATGGTACAAGCGGGAACACCTTGTCCATTTGAAGGTAAGATTGGAAAACAAGCTAATACTCTTTGGAAAAAATACGATAAGCTAAGACCTGATTACAGACAGTATACAAAAAATTTAAAAATAATGGAAAAGATCGATGAAAAAACTATTGTTATCAAGCCTTTGCCTCCTATTAAGTCTAAGTCTCAGTAACGCTGAAGAGAGAACCACAGGTAATTTAATCACCAACGGAAACTTTGAAACAGGTAATGCTAATGGTTGGACCACACAAGGTGATGTTCAAGTATTAAATGACTGTTGCACAGGCCCGGATAACCTACCTAGTCAATATGATTTAGAGTTTGGTAACAACGGATCTATAAATCAAGACTTTGGTTTAACATCAGAAAGTATTACACAACCCATGTTAAACAATGGCATAACACTTAACTCTAAAATAGAAGTGCAAAATGGTGAGTGTGGTGTTGCAGGATGTTGGGGTGGATCAGGACCTGCAGATACA